GAGCAGTCCTGACGATCCTGCCGTCCCGACCGCACTCGTGCCCTGCGTCTGCCCCGTCCCTCCCGCGATCAAGTCGGCGATCATCTGCTGGTACGGAGAGAACGTCGCCGTACTCAGCCCGATATTCGCGCCAAGCTCTGTCTGCGGTAGAGTCGCCGTTGTCGGCGCAAGCCCAATCGCCGCGAGGATGTCTTTGATCGCGTTGATACTCGCACTTTGGTTCGACACGCCCGCCGTCAACCCTGCGCCCTGGTTCGCAGTCGCCGCCGACAGATCGGTCGCCTGGTTAGCGAGCCCTGCCGCCAAGCCCGTCCTCTGGTTAGCGAGCAACGCGTTCAGTGTCGCACTCTGATTAGCAGCCGCCGCCGAGTACGCGAACTCCGAACCTTTCTCGGCGAGCGTCCGCTCCAAGTCTGTCGCCGCGTTCTCACGTGCGTTCTTCGATCCACTCCCATACGCGCCTCCCGCACTCCCTCCAAACTGCCCCGCGATACTCGGCAACGTCCGCTTGAGAAAGTCGTCTGTGAGCGGCTCAACGACCCCTTTCGTGAACGCAGCGGTCGAGTCGATCAGCGGCGCGTTGACGTTCGTGCCGGTCACGCTCGTCGGAGTCACTGTCCCTGCGGTCACGTTCGGCGCCGTAAACCCAAGCGCCCGCGTCAACGCTTCCGTCGAAGCCGAATTGATCCCACCCTGCGCGCCTGTTGGTCCCGCGCCCACATTCATCGCTTGGTTTTCGAGCGCCGCAAGCGAAGTCGATCCGAGCCCAAACCCCCCTTGCTGGTACGGGAACGCGTTGGACAGGATCGACGACAGCGTATCGAGGATCGGCTGCTGCGCTGGTGAGATCGTTGGTTGAGTCGAGAACGTCGCTTTAGGCGCCGATCCGAACAGTGACGAGGCCATTACGCTCTCCCATTCGTGTGGGCTACGCCTCGGTCGAGGCTGTATATAACGATGTCTTGAAGCACACCACCAGCACTGTCGGGCGGACGTACAATCGCTCGTCGCAATCGCGCCTCCTCGTGAAACCCAAGCAGTGCTGTCCCGTAGCGTGCTGCCCGATTATCGGCGGGCACGAGCGCAATGATCTTGAGCACGCCCCTGTCTCTAAACGTTAGTCCAATCGCGTATTGCACAATCGCCTTTGCGATCCGCCCACGGAACTGTGGGTGAAATCCTGCCGTAAGCTCGACCATCACCGTCGTCCGCGCGACAAACTGCACATACCCGACGATGTGGCCGCGCAGTGTCCCTGCCAGCGTCCACACGGTCGGTTCGAGCATATGCGCTACGAAGTCCACCTGCTCCGGCTGCGGCGACAACGCGTCTCGCACAGGCCAGTAGAGTTCCGGCTGCCGCATGAACGCTTGCATAGCGAGCGGATCGAACCGATCCGTGACCGCAAACCCGTCCGTCCCATCACTCATCTCACCACTCCGTCTCCGCCAGCGATACGACATCGACGTAGCGCAGTGTGAACGTCGGGTCGGTGCCGCTAAGCCTCAATTGCAACCGTGTCGAGACGTGGTCGATGTACACGTTCGGCGCCGCGATAGCAGGTGCCGTGCCGAAGTCGAACGTGCCGACCGTCACCCACGTCGCGCCTTCGTCTTCCGACCTCTCGACGAGCACTCCTGCGCCCGCTGCGACCACACTCGCCAACTCCCACCGCGAGAACTGATACCCGTCGCCGAGTTGTTTTGTCGTCAGCGTCCACGGGATCACCGCCCCGGCGTCGGTCTGCGCCCGGTATTCGTACAGCGCGAGGGGGCCGTCCGCTGCCGCTGGACTCAGCGCGACTGATGGGATGTTCTGGATCAGTGAGCGCGAGTCCCACGGTCGCGCCCACTGCGACGAGTTCCACTGTCCCTTCGCAGTCGCCCACGTCGTAAGCGCGAACGGGAGTACGAGGTTCACAGCGACGAACGACTGCGCGAACACGCGAACCGCCCACGCGTTGTTCTCAAGCTGGACTCGGAGCATCTTGTTCGGTGTCTTCGACAGACCAGCCGGATAGAATACCCAAACTTCATCCAGATCAGCGAGGAAGATCGTGAACAGCGTCACGCGAGCGGGCGTATTAAAGTCGCCGGTCGGCGCAAGGAAGTTGTTGAACACGCCGTCACCGATATTGTCGAGCGTGTAGCCGCCCTGATACGCGTAGATACCCGCGTGTCCTACGAGCACATGCTCTCCGCCGACATTGATGACTGCGCCCTGGCTCTGCGCCCCTTCGAGCTGCGTCATATATTCCCAGAACAGTATCTCATTCAACACGCCGAGATACGACGCGCGCATAATACTCTGCTCACGGTACGCGATCATCCACGGCCCAAGCGACTCAAGCCGGAGTATGACGTCGTCCGTGTCGAGGAGATCATAAATCGTCGCGATGCCCGTGGTCCAATTCGACGGGTCGCCGAGATCGCTCTGTCGGACGCGATGGGGTAGGTGTGTCCCGCTCTCCGTCGTGTTCGCGAGCAGCACAGTTTCATGGAACACCGCAATCGCCCCGCACGTCGTCGAACTCGGCAAATCGGGCAACTTCTTCACGACGCCTTGGAAGTAGTACGAAACCTCATCGACGCCGTTCGAGAAGATCACCCAATCATTGCCGGGGAAGACAACGACACTGAGCTGGCTCTTCTGCACGTCGCCATGCATCGTCGGTGACACAAACACGTCCGCACCGCTCGCAACCGTCCGACCGACCGGCACCGCGTCTGTAGTCGTGATGTCGAGGACACTAACGTTCGTAACAGTCGTAATGAGTTCGGAGCCGTCGTCGAGCGTGAGGCCGACGAGCGTGCCTGTCGTGATATTCGCGACGCTGTCGAGCGTGAACACGTTAGCGCCAGCGCTGTACGGCCCCGCTGTCGTCGCTCTAATCGAGTCCTGCGACACCGGCTGCCACTGGAGCGTAGTCGTGCTCCACGTGTAGATCGCTTTCGTCGTGAAAAGGAGCAGAACGACCGAGCCATCGTTGAAGAACACCTGGAACACGCCCTGCGAGACACCGATGTAATCGCCGTTGTACGGGACATAGCCTGTATCGACGACTAGCCGCCCCGCGACGATGTGAAGACCCTCGATATCAACGCACTCGTTCGGCGCGAGGTCTTCGGGTGCTTTGTCTGTCCGCATCCCGCCGTTGAACAACGGTAGGCGCACTCGCGCTGGCGTCTCCTGCGCCGGTTGTAGTGCTCGTGCTGCTTTCTCAATCGCAACTGATTGCATTTCTCAGCGACTCTACATAAACGTGTTGAAAGCGAGACCGCCACCGTTTCCAAACCCCCAAAACTTCACTGTGTTAGTTAGTCCATTTTCGACTGCTTGTGCAAAATGCACACCAAGACCAATAAAACTTTCCTCACCACTTATTTTAAACCCATTCACATTTGAATTGCTAAATCCAGTTCCAATGATCCCGCTCGGAGTCGCATTAGTGCTATCGAAGTTCACGCCCGTAAATCCAGTAGATGCAACTGCTGCGTTCGATTGATACATTGCTCCGTAATATCCTCGACTCAGACTTTGGGCTAGTCCGTCTATATAAGTGACTCGATTGTTGGTGTTACCATTAGCTGCCCGCCACCCAAAGGGGCTAGCGTAGGTCCAGTTGGTCGCGCTGTCCAACGAACGAGATGCGGTAGCAACTCGATTGTAGGCGTTGTATAAGCCCAAGACGCCATTGGAGCCGCCGCTGGATGCTGCCGGGCTAATGTTCATAGACACTTGTCCATTCACTGTCGCATATAACGATCCAAGGTATGTCCCTGCGTTCGCGGCAACTGAACCGTAGTCGGTTGTACCACTCGCCCCACCCCACGCGTGCGTGAGGCTGTTCTTGTTCGTCCACACACCGTTGGAGAGTTGCAATTCGGTCGTGCCCGCACCAGTCCCACGGATCGTCGTACCATTTGTGCCTGTCTGCGTGCCGGTCGATGTTCCAGTCGTGTTGACGAGCGTGCCCGCCGCCGCGTTAGCAATAGTCGTAGATATATTGAACGTGTTAGTGGCTGGTGAGCGGCTAACAAAATAAGTTGTGCCCGCAGTAATTCCACTTGGCAGACCAGCTCCAGTGAACACTATCGGCGAGCCTTCAGACAGGCCGTGTGCGTTCCATGTAACAACGCAAGGCGTAGCAACAGTCGTCGTTACCGTCGCTGTGTTAATCCACGCCGGACCAATCGCGATAACGAGTGTGCCGCCGTTGTTGATCCCGAAGATGTCATAGACGGTGTTGGCAGCGACGTGCGGTACACCAGCATCTAGCCCCATAGAGATTTCATCGGAGCCAATCGTGAGTAACGTACCGTCAACTAGCACTTTGTTACCGATGAAAGTATCGTAATAGATCGTCGTAGCGGCCGTCACGTCGGCACGCATAACTGGTGTACTAGCAGTCAAGGTGAGACGGCCTTGTGGCGCGACAAGTGTTGGAGCAGACCCATTTGACGCAGCTATAATACGTCCCTGCTGATCGACCGTTAGATTGGTGTTAGTATAGGAGGCAGGTGTGACAGCCGTGGCGGGCAGATCAGCCGCGACCATTGAGCGGAAGGTGGGGGCTACTGCGCCCCCCGAGGGTGGCCCCGCGAAGATGAGGTTAGCTGTCTCTGTCGCCCACGTCACCGCAAGCGTACCCGCAGTCGTGACAGGAGAACCGGAGACTGACAACTCCGTCGGGACGGTCAGCGCGACGCTGGTTACAGTACCAGCACCAGCCGAACCATTCGAGGCCGCTGTAATTCGTCCCTGCGCATCAACCGTTAGGCTGGTGAGCGTGTAGCTCCCCGGCGTAACAGTCGTGTTCGCGAGTGTCGCCGTGATCGCTGTCGCGCCCGAGCCAGTCACGTCGCCAGAGAGCGTGACAGTTTGATTACCCGTCAGATAGCCCTGGTTCGCGGCGGCGGTGACTTGTCCCTTCGCGTTGACCGTGATCCCTTGAAACGTACCTACGTTACCGTTGACGTTAGGTAGCGTCGCTGCGACAGACCCGGTGCCAGGTCCAGCGAGTATGTCGCCGGTGAGTTGATTGATGCCAGAGCCACCCGAGACTCCTGAAACCCACCCGCTCCCATCCCACCACACTGGCCCATCGAGCGTCGAGTCGAAGAAGACTTGGCCGACGGTGAGTTGGTCGGCGGGACGCGCACTCGTCGGCCCAAAGTCCGGGTTATTGAACGCCGCCGCGATCCGCTGGAACATCTGCGCGATAGCCGTGAGCACCACGCGCAGCCCCGTCACCCCGTCTCCAGCGTTGGACAGGATTTCGGTCGCGGGGAATGTCTGTGGGAGCTTCGGCATCGTTTACGGGAAGTTTGCCACAGCTATACCATCGACGAAGAAGAAGAACTTGCGCGCCACACGGTCGAACATGAGATAGCAGTTGTTGTCGAACGCGATGAGGGGAACAGTTCCGCCGAACCACTCCATGTAGAACTGGTTGTTAGCGCCACCCGTCGCCTCGAACTTGTTCGCGAACGCAGTGCCGGTGACGGAGAGATTAGCGCCTGCGTTCACGTCGCCTGTCGCATTTACGTCGCCCGACGCGAAGACGGAGTTTGCGTGAACGTCCGCCGTAGTGGTAATGTTGCCGTCGGAGGTAGTCGCGCCGTTGATAGAAAGCCCACTGTCTGCTGTGAGCAGCCCACCGACTTCTAGCGTGCCGGTGATGACAGAGTTACTGCCGACCGCGAGCGTGCCAGTGACGTTGATGTTGCCTTGGAACGTGGAAGGGGCCAGGCCGCCACTCGACGTGAACTGGAGCACGTTGCCGACACTGTCGCGGTAGAATAGCTCAGTGACGCCCGCGATGACTTGAGTGTAGACGACGCCGTCCGTCCCGTTGACAGGTCCAGGCGCACCGCCCTGCGGGATGAGTTCGACGTGGAGATGGAGGCCGTCATTCGCGTCTCCCGCGAACGAGTGATCGACCGCGACACGCTCTCGAATGTCGAGCTTGAAGTCGCGAATACGTCCCGCGCCGAGATCAATGTCTTCAGAGTCGGCAGGAACAGTCGGCGACCAGGAGTGTGTGAACGCCATTAGAGGATCTTCTTAAGTATGTCGTGCATCGAGGCAGGGTTGTGCGGAGTCTTAACTCCTGCGGCCACTTTCGCCCCCTTGCGTGGCGACGCACTCGGCCTGTGCGGCATCCCTTTCGGACGTACTCCTTTCGGTGCTTTGTATCCCTTCACGACACGCTCCATTCAGTTCCGTTCCACGTGTATCCACGTTCCGCGTAGTCGTTCGCGAGAGTGTCTGACGTGGCCCCGTCAATCGACGGCGCGACCACGATGATGTTGCTCGCCCCAGCATCGCCGTTCGAGTCCTTGATAGTAAAAGTCTGACCGGCGAACGTCGAGCCGGGCATGTTGAGAGTGGTGGCACCAGCGACATCTCGCCCGAGGACGAACACGCGCACGAGGGTTGTTGGTGCTGCGCCGACTGTCTTCGTGCCACCTGCGAGGATGATCTGGACAGACTGCACAGGTATCGCGCCTCCGCCACCGGCGAGTGTGTTCACCCATCGCCCCGGCTTCGTCGGGTCCGCGAACGGACAGAACACGTTAACGCCGTCATCCACCTGCATAGATGTCGCGACCCACATGAGGAACTTTTGGCCGCCGTCAAGTTCACTTGCGAGTCCCGCGAGATAGATGATCGCGCCGTCGAGACTGCCAACGACGCCGTCGATCTCGCCCTGCGGCGTGACAGACGGGTGGAGATACGTGATGTTCGGGACGCTATCCGCCTCGGACGGATTGATCTGGCCCGTGGTGAGCGTATACCACGCGTCCTGCGGCACAAACGTCGGGAGTGGCACTGATGTCATGGTGCAGTCCTAACCCACGGGTCTTGCCAGTACGGGCCTTGGTTCGTCAGTCCGGCGTTGTCGATGTCCCGACTTATCTCAATATCCGGGCGAGTATCGTCACGCTCAATCGCTTCATCCAGTTGCTCTTTCGCGAGCCCCTCGAAGTACAGAGCACGGTCTGACCGGCCCAGAGTCTTGAAAAAGTATCCCAGCGTGTAGTTGATAATGATATCATCTTTGTCTTCATAGTCCGAGGACTGCGTCAGGTCCGCGACGACGAACGGCGTCGGCGATTTGATGAACCGTAGTTGGGCCGT